AGTTAAATAAGATGAAGGTTCACCTTTTACAAGGCTATCTTCACTTAATTTACTCGCCAAATTTGCAAACGCTTTGACAACAGTTGGATTGTCTCCAAGCTTGCTTCCATCGGCTAACAAAGTATTCGATAGAAACTCGTTACCCAATGTGTTCGTTGCCAAATGCCTGGCAGCACTTATTTTATCTTTATAAGCTGGTCCAAACTCTTTTCTTAAAGTTTGTTCAGCGTCAAGGCGTGCCGTTTCAGCTTTTGAATTAGTATTAATTTCAGAAGCATTTGCTAGTTCCTGATAATACTGAATTATTCCGTCAGCTTGCTGAGGTAATAATCCAAGCTTATGCGCTTGTTCTGAAAACGCCTTTAATGAATCCGAATCTAATTTACTTTCTTTCGGTAAATTATATTTATATCCATCTGGTGATTCTGGTTTTCCAAGTTTTTGATAAACCTGATCCCAATCGGATTCCGTACTGTGCTTGTTTGGAATCGCTATTTTATCCAAACCCACCATTCGTTGTGCGTTTAAATATGACTTTACAAAAGAATCCATTGAAGAAAAATTTTGTAAACTTTTTTCGTCTTGATATTCTTTAGGTATCAAGTTTTTAAAATCAACCGTTTGTTCTTGCGGTTGAGGTGTTTGGTCTGATGATAAAACACTTGTAGTTGTCTCATCAGATTGAGTTGGTTGTTCATTAACAACCGCTTCAGTTGCCTGATCCATAAGATTACTCCTTTTTATTGACCATGTTTTTTATAAATATGAGAACGCTTCTTTGACCTTCAAGGAAAGCGGTCTCGTGACTGTTGGATTTATCATGAGTTGTTACGAACTCATGGCATCGTTTTTCAAGATCAGAAAGAACTCTTTTTCCTTCATCGCTTGAATAAACAAATTTATAATCTTTAATAAGCTGACTAAGCTTGCTGTTTTGTTGCTTCATTTAATTGTTGCACCATAGGCGCAGCATCTTTGGCAACTTGCGCTTCTTGCATTGCCTGTTGCATTTCGGCTTGTTGTGCTTGTTGTTCTTGACGTTCAGCTCGAATTTGTTCTACTTCAGCATCGCTATTAATCATCGTTGCCGGAAGTCCTAATATTTTAATTAATTCCTTAACCAGACCGGTTGAATTTAAAAAATCCATTACAGGAGCCACTTGAGCTAATGAACCAAAGACTTCCATGCCTCGCATAATTCCTGAGAGCTGGGATGCTTTCTGGCTTAATGCCATGCTCGAAATATATTCAATTTCTATTTCCTGGTTTGCTAAAATTTCTGGTGCTTCTATAAAGTGTCCGTTACGTAGCATAATATTAAACACTCTGGTAATCATCGGCTGCAAAAGTTCATTTTGCAATCTTCCCATTGTTGGTCCTAAAATTTTGAGACGCTCTTCCTGTCTAGCTTGAACTTCAGTGGCGGTTAGCGTTCTTGAACTTGCTTCCTGAATTAATAATTGATCTACAAAGAAAGCTTTGGCAATAGATTTTCTTCTAGCTTCTTCAAGGTTTAATCCTAATCCTGGATTGGCTCCGATATTCAACGGTTCAATTTTATCTCTGGCTCCACCACGATAGAAATTCAAAGATCCTGGACTGGTGCGTATAGGAAGTACAGCACTGTCATCCGGAATTAATAAAGGAGGATTTATTTGTTTGGCTGCCGCTAGTAATTGAGTTTCAACTAATTTATTTAAAACTTTCACGTCTGGGAGACAAGACATTGATGGGGATCTCCCCCAAATCTCATTGCTGCTTTTAAGCCAGCGTGGTACCAAGTACGGAAATTCTCGAAAGCCGCCTTGACTAATTATATGTTCAGATTCCATTTCCAAATAAATAGAAATGAACGGCATATTAATTTTATCCAATTTTCTTGGATCATACATATTTCTCGGTTTAACAACGTGGCAAAGTTCCACTTCGTCAAACGGAGCATTTTTAAATATGCTTTGAATATTTTTACTTAGATTTTCTAAACCCCATTTTTCTACCGCTGCCTTTGCAGTCATATTAAATCTTCGGTAGATGCAGTTAATTAAGCCTTTATCATTTTCGGCTATATATATCTCTTTAATATGTCTAGCACTAAACCTTATAATATCCTCTTCATCCGATTCTAAAAAAATCGCTGCGGTTCCAAAACATAATAAGTCAAAATAACATTCATAAACGGATTGTTGAAAATTAGAACGAGAAAACGCCAGATACATTTTATCCGTAGAATTTTCAAGCCACTCACGTGCAGAATCATCATCGTTTAAAACTGCGTTCTTAAACCGCAAATTAAACCAGCGAGTTGCGGAACTGGTTAAGGTTCCGTGCAAGCTGGATGCGAGCAATTCAAGTGAATGCGTTGAAGTCGCATCAAAAATTTGTATGTTTCGTTTATCGCCTCTAGTATGCTTTTCAGTAATATCCGCTCTTCGTGGTAGAAATAAATCCGCACATTCTTGCCAATGTGATTCCCACGTTTTTCTTTTTTCAATTAACCGAGATAAATTAGCTTTTAATTCTTGAGCAAGCTTTTTATTTTCCATTAAAATTATCCTAATAAAGTTTTAGTTCCGAGCGTAAGATCTTGATCCACGTTTTTTTTGCTAGTTAATAGAGTGGCTCTACGACCTCTTCTCGCCACATCAATTCTTCTGCTCTGATCCATTTCAGCTCTTGTCGGTCCTTTAGGTTCCTCTCTAACCGCTTCTCGTTGAGCCTGTTGAGGAGGATCATAACTTTGACCTGTTAATTTTTGTACATATCCACCCATATTAATTTCCTAATAATGTTTTTTGATGTAATTCAGGATCTTCTGTTAAACCTGTACCCGTTAAAATAGTGCTACGTCTGCCTTTACGTTTTCTTTCGCTTGCTTCCAACTCTGCTCTTTCAGTTTTCTTTCTTTCTTCATCATCATAGTTGGGAACATCTTTAACTTCTGGCATAACCATTGCCGGCATCTCTGGCATTTTTGGCATCAGGAACGACATTTTGTTTTCCTCATATTAATTTAACCTCGCTTATCGCTGTTCTTTGTCTATTCATATTTGTTAACCTTTGTTCTTGAAATCCTGTGGCTAAAATCATTGCTGAATCTGCAAAATGACTTGACCAATCATGCACAGGCTTTGTTTTAAAAATTCTGTCTTTCTCAGAATATTTGCGGTGATAATGCCTTAAAGCATCAATCAACGGTTTACATTTATCCACGTCAAAAAAACATCGATTCAAAATCATCTTTAATGCGTGGATGGCATCCTCTTTTATAGTTCTTGGAGCTACACGAAACCTAATGCCGTGTTCGTAAGCTACCTCACGCCTGGTTCGACCTGAGCTGTACTCGCTAACCTCTATGTCAAACGGCGCAAAATGATTTCCATAAAAATATTCCTTATCTTTTAAAATCTCGGCATAGAAAGGAAATGGCTTGTTTCGATCTGCAAAGCAATCAATAATATTTATTTGATGACCAACTTCCTGAAAAAAAATAATTGCCGTATCATCGTTGTATCCAATATCCCAAGCCGTATGCGTTAACAAAGAACGGTCATGCGGAACACTGGTTAATTGTTTTTTGTCATCCAAATCCTCTATTTCTTTTCCAAAGATAGAACCTGGATAATCGCCAACCCACGAACAGTTAAATTCCTGATCGTACTTGGCTTTTCCCATCATTTGCAAAGCCTGATCAAGTTCTTCCTGGTCCACGATTTTTGTCTCAGAAGCCTTAGCCGTATAGCTAAACCATTTCTTATCGCCTTTTGCTTTAAGATAATAATTATAGAAAGTTGATTGCATACCTTGTGGAGTACCAATCAGATACATAAAACCTTTTCTATCCGATAAGGCTGGAGTTAAAACCTCTTCTATTAAAGAAGCTGGTATCTGACTCATTTCGTCTATGATTACGCCGTTGTAATAATTACCACGAAGATTATCAAAAGATTCTGCACCAAGTAATGTAATCCTTCCACCATTTACAAAGTCGGCTCTTAATTCTGTTTCATTAAATTTAGTACCAGGAATTTTCCCAGCGTAAAATTTCAAAAAATCCCAAGCTATACTTTTGCTTTGTTTATAGGTTGGACTTATAAAACTGTATCTCGGATTGTGATCCTTACAGGTCAAACAGCGTCTAATTAATTCATTAAGACACATTGTTGTTTTGCCAAACCGCCTGTGGCAAAGCAATAATGCGTATCTATAACTTTGCAAACTTTTATGTAAATAAGCTTGTTGTAGTCTCGGTGTATATGGAATTTTAATTTTCATTTCTTAAAACAAAACAAGCTATATGCCGACCGGTTCCTATTTTAGTAGGTAATTTATCCTCTGTAGATAACCATTTTATATTGCCAAGATTTCTAACTTCAGCTCCATTTTCCAAAAGCATAAGGATCCACTTATCTAAAGGATAAAGAAAAATAACTTGCTTTCCTTTTTTATTTTCTTCTATAGCTTTTCTTACCCAAGCTGTCGGACCTTTTTTTTTACCTTGATGAATAATTGATCCAAAAGGCGGATTGACATAATTAGAATTTTTCCAATTACAAGTTAAACCGTCAAATCCGTCTGGCAAAGGAAATGGACAAGGATCAAAATCAAACTTAAATTCATTATTTAAACTTTTATATAATTCTGGAGGAGTAAGCCAATAATGTTTTCCATCTGTTTTGCTTCCATTATGAAACTTATTTTTCACTTAATGAATCGTCGGTGGTTTTTCCAAAGATTGATAATTCATCTTTAGTTTTGAAAAAATAAAATCAGCAAATTCTTTTACTTCTTCTCTATCCTGGAAGCCGTGAAAGCTGAGTACCAAGCTTTCGTGTGATCCCATAGAGACAGCCTCGATGTCTTTAAATTTACTTCTTATATCCATAGCCTTTATCTCTGTTAATCCATCTTTTATTCCAGGACCACGTGCTTAACCTGGAGCTTAACCGTTCTATAATTTCTAATATGTGATCAATGACTTCGTTCATGTGTTTGTTGACGGCATGGGTAAATAAACGTATAAGCCTCTGCACCACTTTTTTGGGGTATGGTACCTCGCACAAAATCAATATTTTTCCGCCAGCTTTTTGACAAATCAATTCCCAAACCGTTTGTTTAGGTCAACTGTCTTTATTTATTTAATCTTTAATGAGTGATCCAAAGAGTTTTAATCTTTTACTTCTTACAATTGAGAATCATTATCAATTCGAACCTCATGACCTGTGCTATTCTCTGTTTGCTTCGTGTGTACTACCGGAGTTTGTAACGTCAATAATCCTGTTATCATTCTCGTAACTCTTATCTTCATCACTCGACCAGGTAATCTCTATCTTCTGATCAACCGCTACTCTCTTCTCATCACCATATATCTGTCCAAGCAATTTACTTGCCAGCCACCGATAGTGGTGAAGCTTCTCTCTGATAACCATGATGTTCTTATTATCCGCCTGTTCTAATTCTTCTATCATCCGGTCCAGATAGGTCTGAGAACCAATCCTCCTGGAAACCATGATTTGATTGGCAAACTCTTTATCTTCGGAAATCCAGTCATAAACTTTACTTAGACTTGGAGATCCTTCCATCTTACATATCTGAGTCAAAGGCTTGCCGTTCATCAGCATTTTCTGAATGTCTTTGGAAACCTGTGATGTGAGTTCTAATTTCTTCGTCATTACTGTTTTTAAATTGTTTTAAGTTCCTGAAAGCTTTGATTTTTCCAGCAAGAGTTCTTTGACCAAAAGAAGCTCCTCCATGAATCCGACATCTAACGGATTTGGTGGATTTACAATAAATGCCAGAAGCTTTGCAAGGAAGTTTATTCTGCTTATTAATGGTCTGGCACGCCAGTCTGTACTTGTGTCTTGCTGCCATATTCGGTTTTAAGTTAAAGAAAAAAGAGAAAAAGAAATCAAACTTTGCAAACCGTTTTTGTACGGTTTTGAGTCTCTCGCTCTATAACAATTATACAGCTCAATGATAGATGAGCAACTATATTTTATATTTTTATTACAACTTTGTGAGGAATATCAAATTAAGTAAAGAATTCTGTTTAATTTGTCAAATTTAATTTCATCTTTAACTTTCTTTGCTAATTTCTGTATGAGATTATCATAGCGTAATTTCAGTGTTGTTCGATGCGAACCGAGAAATCTTGCAATCCTACTCCACTTAAACCGGTTGGCACGCAGCCACACAAGCTTACGATCAAAAATTGGATCTTTGGAAATGTCTGGTTTAATCATAAGTAAAACATCTATGCTAAAATCCCAACGTGTTAATTGTCGAGGCGTAGCACGCATTTTTAATTCTTTCTTATAATATCCCACTTCATCTTCAGAGTATGAAGTCGTTATAAGATCGTACATACTTGGAGCATGAGGCGGTTTAGGTTTTGAAATAAATCTTTCTGTGAACGCAGCTTCGTCTAGCAAGTGAATGATTTGTATTTCATTTGCTATCTCTTCTTTTAATTTTAATCCTAGCTTATTCATAAACTCCATTAAGAGTTGTCTTGACATTCTTTTGAACTTGTTTCCAACCTCTGTAGCTATAATTCTTTCGAAACTGGATACTCTCCAGGAAATGTTTATAACGAGGCATTTCAAAATAAGTAAAGTTGTTGTGTGTGATGAGCGGTTTGAAATCTATATTAATTCTGCTTAAACGGTCCAGGCTTTCCTTTATATGATCCAGCTTCACTCCGAGTCGATCTGCTGCGTCAACCATCCTTACGAAGGCTCTGAGGCGTTTTAAATCATAGTTCCGGCAATAGTATTCATAAACCTTAAAATCAAAAGCATCTATTTTGATATTAAATAGTTCAGGATCTGAGAGATAGAATTGGCGCATAAATTTTTGAATTTTTTAAAATTGGATCTTTGGAAATCTTTTCAATAAAGAGCGATTGCTTCGGACAATGATCAAAATGTTTTGCTTGCTTAGTCTCTAAATATTTTAGCCAATGATCAAAAGGATATTTAACTGGAGCTGAGGAATATCCATTTTTATAATCAGGTGCGATTTTCTTTACCAATACATACATTGGCATTTCACCTATAAATTTGTACCAAACAATAAATGCCGGAAGATTGGCTTTGATTGCCAACTGTCTCGTCATTGAATGACCTTTGAATAATTCCTGGTCTTTAAATTTTACCGTTTCTTTAAGTATTAGCGGTGCGTTACAGGCAATGCACATTTCAATAGCATCTAAATCACACATGGCTACGCCTGAATGCTGCCGCCTGTGCCACAACGAATACTCGCTAAATTTAACGTCTTTACAGTAGATTTCTCTAGCCATAACTTAAAAAAGCCTTATTTTCGTTGATTTTTGAGTGTTTACTAATTGTTTACCTATGATAATGCTAGAAAACCGCATAAATACTTGTTTATATGACCAGAATAGATTGTCAAATTACTTGCATTAGACACAAACAACACTTGCGTTTAGTGCGAGTTAAT